GCTGAATACTCTGGAGTACTAGACATTGTTGATGGTCAAATAGGAGGAGCTATTTCAGGATTAACTGGATTGAAAGATACAGTACTTAATGCTACGAAAGGTTTTAATGCAATGAAAATTGCAATCATAGGTACAGGTATTGGTGCTTTGATAATAGCACTAGCGGCTGTTGGTGCAGCTTTTACAGGATCTGAAGAAGGTCAAGAAAAGTTTAACAAATTAATGGCAGTTATTTCAGCTATTACTCAAGTGTTTATAGATAGGTTAGGAACTTTGGGCGAGTTTATTATTAGAGTATTTACTGAACCAGTTGAGGTTCTTAAAGACTTTGGAAAAATTATTCAGACTTTTGTAATGGATAAAATTAACAAGGTCATTGATGGAATTTTTCTTTTTGGTTCTGCTATTAAAAAAGCGTTTTCTGGAGATTTTAAAGGAGCGTTAAATGATGCAGGAAAAGGTTTCGTAAAACTTAATCAAGGTTTAAATATTACTGTAATTGCAGCAGAGCTAGTTGTTGATTCTGTAAAAGCTATAACAAAAGCATCTAAAGAGTTACAAATAGAACTAATTAAAGAAGCCGCTATTGCTGCACAAATATCCGATGCTAGAGCAGAAGCAGCTAGGTTAGATAGAGATATAGTAACAGAAAGAGCAGAAGCTGATTTGAAAAGAGCAACCCTTTTAAATCAAGCAATTGATAAAGAAAAGTTTACATTACAAGAACGTATAGAGTTTTTAAAAGAAGCAGGAAGGATTGAAGATGAAATAACAGCAAAAGAAATAAAAGCTGCACAACTAAGACTTGATGCAAAAATATTAGAAAATAAACAAACAACTCCAACATCAGAAGCTTTAAATGAAGCAGCAGAATTACAAGCAGCTCTTACAAATTTAACAACAGGTAAGCTTTTAAAAGAGCGTGAGGTAAGTGCTCAGATTCAAGGTTTAAAGGTAGAAGCAGCGGCAGATGAACTAGCTTTAGAAACTCGTAAAGCAGAAGCTATAGAATCAATAAGACAAGGTTTAATTGATACGGAAAGCGAAAAAAGAATAGAAGCTAAAAATTTAATTAAACTTGATTATGACGAAAAAATAAAATTAGCTGAAGAGTTTTATGGAAAAGAAACAGAGACTGTTTTACTATTAAGAGCAGCACAAAAATTAGCAATTGATGAACAACAAAAAGTATTTGACGATGAAGATGATGCTAAACTTGCTGAAGCCTCAACCCTAGCTGCTGAAAAATTAGCTTTAGATTCTGAGGAGGAAACTCTAAGTTTTGATGAACAAAGAGAATTACTTGCAGAGAGAGAAAGATTACTAAATGAAGATTTAACTATTTCAGACGAAGATAGATTAGCACTTGAAAAAACTTTTGTTAAAAGAAGTCAAGATATAGCTGATGAAGAAGCTCAATACAAAGAAAATCAATACAGAAAAGGTTTTAATGACTTGCAAGAGATTTTAAGTGCAGGAGGAGAAAAAATGCAAAAAGTTGGAAAAGCTTTAGCCATTGCAGATGTTGTAAGAACTGCAAGTAAATCAGTTTCAGAAACAATTTCTAATGTTGGAATTGCAAACGCTGCATCTGTTGCAGCTTCTCCATTAACAGCAGGTATGCCTTTTGTTGCTTTTAACACAATTAAAGCAGGTTTATCAGTTGGTGCTACTGTTGCAGGTGCAGCTAAAAGTATAAGTGCAATTACAGCAGATTCTAAAAATGTTGTAAAACCTGGAAACCTTCCACCTGCAGGTGCTCCTCCTGCGGCTATTGCTGATGTTACTCCTGAAATACCAGCGTTTAATGTAGTGGGAGCAAGTGAAACAAATCAACTCGCAGATGCTATAGGAGGTCAAAGCCAAGAACCAATTCAAGCTTTTGTCGTAAGTGGAGAAGTAACCACTAGTCAAGAGCTAGAACGTAACATTGTTACAGGTGCAACAATAGGATAAATACAAAACTTTAAAAATAATACGTTATATAGGTATGAGAATAGTAGAACTAATTTTAGACGAAGAACAAGAAGACTCAGGAATTGAAGCAATCTCGATCGTAGAAAGTCCTGCAATAGAGTCTGACTTTGTTGCATTAAACTCTCAAGAAATCAAACTTGCAGAAATTGATAAAGAGAAAAAAATATTGCTAGGAGCTTTATTGATTCCTAACAAACCAATATATAGAAACGGAGATGAAGGCGAGTACTACATTTTCTTTTCTAAAGACACAATAGTAAAGGCATCACAGATGTACCTTAAAAATGGCTATCAAAATAAATCAACTCTGGAACACGCTCAGGCATTGAAGGGTTTGACGTTAGTCGAGAGTTGGATAGTCGAAGACGAGGTGCAAGATAAGTCTAGAAAGTACGGATTGAATGTACCAATAGGAACTTGGATGGGCGCTGTAAAAGTTAACAACGATGAAATATGGCAAGAATATGTTAAAACAAATAAGGTCAAAGGCTTCTCAATTGAAGGCTACTTTGCAGATAAAATGGAAAGACCTAAAGAAAAAATTAAAGAAGATTTATCAAATGATGATAAAATAATAAAAGAAATTGTAACCATTTTAACTAATCAAAATGAGACAAAACAATAAATCAAAAGATAGTATTTATATCGGTAGCAGAACCTCGCCTACAGGAAGTGGAAGAGCGTGTTTGTGTTGGGATAGCAATACCTATTCTATTGAATGTTGCGATGGTTCTATGAGAGCACAAGGCATAGGAGTTATCACAAAAGTTTAAATTGAAAATACAAAAGTAAATGTTTAATCCGTTATATAAGTAATATGAAATCAACCGAAATGCTAAATCAAATCAAAACACTTCTAAACATAGAAGTAAAACTTGAAGAGATGAAACTAGAAAATGGCACTATTGTTAGTGCTGAATCCTTTGAAAAAGGAAAAGAAATCTTCATCGTAACAGATGATGAAAAAGTAGCAATGCCTGTGGGCGAATACATGCTAGAAGATGGTCGACTATTGGTCGTATCTGAAGAAGGCATGATAGGAGACATGAGAGATGTTGCTGACGATGTTCCTGCAAAAGAATCTGAAGAAGGAGAAGAAATTACTTCTGACCTTAAAGAAGATGATAATTACGAGGAGAAAGAAAAAGAAATGGCTGACGAAGGAAACTACGTTACGAAAGATACATTTAAAGAAATGGAAGCTAAAATCCAAAACCTTGAAGATGCTATTGCTGATTTAAAAGGAGACAAAGAATCTAAAATGCAAGAAACAGAAGAAGAAATGTCAATCGAAAAGCCTTTAAAATCAAGAACTGTAAAAGAAGAATTTGAAGCAGCTTCTAAACCAATCAGACATAATCCTGAAGGGGAAAGTGTTAAGAAAACCAAAGTACAATTTGGAAAAGGAAAATTCACAAGTACATTAGACAGAGTATTAAATAAATTAAATAAATAAATAAAATAAATATGGCAACTTTTAATTACACATCAAACGATGCAGAGTACAATCAAGTCGGTCAATCTTATTACACAGCAACTGGAGATATTTCAGAGGGCGATATAGGAAACGACCACAACGTAGCAACAGACGGATTAACAATCGGTATTCCAAAAATTACAACAGGGAATATAGGAATGTCAATCTTTTTTAGAAACACAGGAGCAGATGCAAACAATGATGTTGTTATCTCACCAGACGATTCAAACAAAATTTTAGGTGGAATGACTCAAGCAGCAGCAGTTTTTCACGCATCTGGAGTATTAGGAAAAGACTTAATAAACACAAAGGGAACATCTAAATTAGGTGACTGGGTTGAATTAAGAGCAGTTAGTTTAACTGAATACTACATTGTAGGTGGACAAGGAATCTGGGCATCAGAAGCATAATATTAATATATAAAAAATAAAAAATGAGTAATTTAAAAAACGTACAATTAGCAACTACAACTAATATCACTACAACTTACGCAGGCGAGTTTGCAGGTGAGTATATTGCAGCGGCTTTACTATCTGCATCAACAATTGATGATGGAGGCTTAACAGTAAAAGCAAACATATCTTTTAAGGAAGTAATCAAAAAATTAGCAACAGGAAACTTAGTTTCTCCTGCTAGTTGTGATTTTAACCCTAACAGTTCTGTAACATTAACTGAAAGAATCATTCAACCTATTGAACTACAAGTTAACTTACAATTATGTAAGTATGATTTCGTAAATGACTGGGAAAGCCAATCAATGGGCTATGGTTTAGGTCAATCTTTACCACCTAAATTTAGTGACTTTATGATTGCTCACGTAGCATCTGAAGTAGCTCAGAATACTGAATTTTGTATTTGGCAAGGTGATACTGCGGCAGCAACTAATAATTCATTTGATGGATTTGAAAAGCTAATTGCAGCTTCAGCAGCGGCAGGAGATATTCCAGCAGCTCAACAAGTAGCAGCAGTTGGTGGCGGCGGACTAAGTGCAGCTAACATCATTGCAGAAATGAGCAAGGTAGTAGATGCAATACCTGCTTCACTTTACGGAAAAGAAGATTTATTCTTATACGTAGGTTCAGCAGCAGCTAAGTTCTATGTACAAGCTTTAGGCGGATTTGCAGCTAATGGTTTAGGAGCAAATGGTACAAACGCACAGGGAACTCAATGGTGGAACAATGGTTCACTTACAGTTAACGGTGTTAAAGTATTTGTTTGCCCAGGAATGGCAGTAAACAAAATGTATGCAGCACAAAGAAGTAACCTTTATTTTGGTACTGGTTTGCTAAATGATACTAATACTGTTAAGGTTTTAGATATGCAAGATTTAGATGCTAGTAACAATGTGAGAATGGTAATGCGTTTCACTTCTGCAGTGCAGTTTGGAGTAGCATCGGACTTAGTTGAGTACGCTTAAAATTAATTAATCAATAAATTAGGGTAGGTGGATTATCTACTTACCCTTTTTTTTTAAAAAAAAATATAAAACATGGCATGTCTATTAACAATCGGAAGAAAAATACCTTGTAAATCAGCCTTTGGCGGAATTAAAAGAGTATACTTTACAGACTTTGGCTCAGTAACAGGAGTAACAGTTACAGATGCAACTGGAGAAGCAGCAATAGCTGGTAGCCCAGTATGGTTTGAATATGATGTAAAAGGGAGCTCAAGTTTAGAAACTACTGTAACAAGTAGCAGAGAAAACGGAACTACTTTTTATACTCAAACTTTAAATTTAACATTAACTTTCTTGGATGGTTTAACTCAACAAGAATTACAATTACTAGCAGTATCTAGACCTCAAATCGCAGTCGAAGACTACTATGGGAATACGTTCCTTTGTGGATTTGAAAACGGTATGGAGTGTACAGGTGGGACTGTAGTAACTGGAGCAGCAGCAGGAGACTTAAGTGGCTTTACAATGACATTCGAAGGAATGGAAGAGAAAGCACCTTTCTTCTTATCAGCAGCAATAGTACCTAGTTCTTCACAAATTGACCCAACACCTGCAGGAGTTCCTGCTTAGGTTTAATCAGTGTTTTTTAGTTAGAAAATTAAGCATCCTTATGGGGTGCTTTTTTTTTTATATTAACAATTCTACAAATAAGCACTTTTTTTGCGTTATATAAGAGTATGATAGTATTAACCACATCACCACTTGCTCAAAAAATATCCGTAATACCTAGACAGTATGACGAGACATTTCTTAAAATGGATATTAGAGACGATAGCACGAATATAATAGTTACCTACAATGTACCATCTGATACAACTGTAGGGAATTACTTACAGTTCAATAATGTGTTCAGCCCTGTATTAGTAGAAGCTCATTTTTATGACTTATCTTTATACATTGACTATAATTTTTGGAATACAAACAATAGTTTCTGGAATTTATACAATGTGTTATGGAATGTTGATGGCGATGTTACTGAAGATATATTCAAAGACAGAGTTTTTTGTACAGACCAAGACATTAATCAATTGAATAACAACGAAAAGTATGAACTAAATAAGGGTCAATACACCACTTATAATGGTTTTAATAATGAATTTACTATACGATGATAAAAAAAAGATTAAGAAACGATAAGGGTCAATATAAAAAAGCATCTAAGGTGTCAGAGTTTGGCTTTGTTAATTTAAGCACTTATACTAGCCCTGAGATAAAAGAAGTAAATGGCGAAGATTGGATTGAATACGGAGCAGATAATAACTACTTTCAATACCTAATTGATAGATATAACGGAAGTCCTACTAATAATGCAGCAATCAATGGAATTAGCCAAGCTATTTATGGTAAAGGATTAAATGCAACTGATAAAAGTAGAAAGCCAAACGAGTATGCTCAAATGGTTTCTTTATTTAAAAAAGACGTTGTAAGAAAATTATGTTATGACCTTAAATTAATGGGTCAATGCGCAATACAAGTAATATACACTAAAGACAGACAGAAGATAGCTCAATTAGAGCATATGCCTATAGAAACTTTAAGAGCAGCAAAAGCAAATGAAGATGGAGAAATACCTGCTTACTATTACTTTAAGGACTGGGTTAACATTAAAAGAAGTGATGATCCACTCAGAATACCTGCATATGGAATGTCTAATGAAAATATAGAAATATATTACATTAAACCTTACAAGT